GCCCTGTTTGCGGCAGCGGGGGTGCTGCACGCTGCGGAAGCGGTAATACGTTCCCAGCGCCGTCTGTAACGTCTGGATTGACTTCCAAATACGGCCAGTTGGTCGTGTTGGCAGTCTTCCACTGGTTTTCGTAGCCTTCAAATTGGCCGCCATACGCAATAAATGGCGCTTTTGGTGCCAGCGCCAGCATTTCTGCCTCTTGGCTGGTCCAGTAGTTGTACATACGCTGGGCGTCTTTAGCGTTCCGCACCAGACCAGATACGTAAATCTGACCTTGCACTTCAAATTCATTGCCTACGACGCGTACCACAGGTATCCAGCTACCCGGCCACTCGCGTTCGTCAAGCACATCATAGCCATTGGTCTTCATCCACATGACTTTTTTGCGGTCTACTTCGCGTGTGCGGACAGGTTTGCCGTACATGGCGCGCAGTTGCTTATCCATGTCGGTGTTTTTGAACGCAGATACGTTATCAGGGTACAGATTTAGCGTTTCACGCTTGCGTTTGTAGTAAAAATACTCCGCGATGCGGACAGTGTCTTCGTCCAGCCATGCGGACAGGCTTTCATCGCCAACGGCAGTGGACATGATCGACGAGATAGGCGACGCGTCTGGGAACGTGCGCTCATACTCTTCTTTGGTCATGTCCTGCGTGACAAAGCACCATTCAGCGTCAGAACCGCATGGGTCTTGAATCGTTGGGTCCATGTAAACGCTAAACGAGTTGCGGACGCGCATAATACGAACGTCTTGGTCGAAGGTTTCTTCGTTACAATATTCTGTAATTAGACGGATGTAACCTTCACCATACGTTACCTGATTGTCGCAAGCTGTGTCGTAGGCGACATCAGCGTCGGACATATATTCGATGTGCCGCACGACGCCGTCGAAGATAGCTGCGACTTCAACGTCAGCCGTGTCATCGACGGGTATTACTTTACCTGCTGGGCGGTTCTGGCGTTGCTCGTTCGTCACCTGACGGACGTGCTGCGGCAGTTTGTTGATTGTCAAGCATGGCCGTGCGTTGATTGTTTGGCCTTGCACCGCGCCGCGGGTCGCCAACACGTCGGCTGGCCACTGCCACTGGTTGTCAGGGCTGCCGGCCATAAACCGTAGATCGTCTAGTTCATCTTCGCGGCTGTCCGACAGCGCCGCCATACCCATCTGCATACGATGGCGCATGGTTGCCATTGTATCAGGATCACCACGCGTGTTCGCTGGATCGCTACCGATGTCAGCTACGTCGCCTACTTTGTTAATACCTGTCGGATCAGCCATTGTGGTTACTTTTTACCTTTTTTAGCGGCTTCGCGTTTCACGCTGTACGCGATTGCGACCGCCTGTTTGACAGGTTTTCCGGCGTTTACCTCAGCCTTTATGTTCTTGCGAAATGCAGAACCGCTAGGTGATTTAACCAACGGCATTTTAGCGTTTCTTTGCCGATGGCGTTGGCTTCATCGTCACAGTTGTGCGGATGACTTGTACAGGTTTCTGTACAGGTTTTGGCGCTGGCGTAAGTTTAATTTTTGGCATGGGTTTAATTTTTGACGCCGCGCGAGCAGCAGCCGCGCTTGCAGCGGCGGCACCAGCTCCAGCAGCAGCGCGTCCGCCGGCTGGGCTTGTTGTACCTTCGCGTGCCGTAATTCTTTCAGCGGCGGCTTTGCGGGCAGCAGCAACGCCGGGGCCTATACCAAGGTCTGCATCTGTTGCGCGGCGACCAGAACTGTCAGTTGGACGCGACGAAATATTCTCGCGCATGGTTGGTTTTTTGGCTGGCATTTACTTACCCTTCTTAGCTGGTTTAGCTGTCTTGGCGCTTTCTTTGAAAGCCTTGGCTGTAGGGGCGCCCTTAGTACCGAGCTTACGCATTTTTTCGCCTGATCCAGCAGCAATGCGCTCTTTCTTAGCGTGGATGTTGGCATATAGTCCGGGTTTCATGGGCATTTCCACCTTTTCAAACTAGCTTTGGCACGTTCGCCATCTTTAGCCTTAGCAGCCACTGCACCCATGCGCGCGCAGAATGACGCTTTACGTCCTGCGTCAGCCTTTGTCTTCGGGCTGGGCGCAGGCGCCTTCAGGTTGCTGCCGGTTGCAGCGTTGTACTTTGCTCTACCAGCGGCAGTCAGCCCTGCGCCCTTAGACACAGGTAACTTTTCGCCACGGCCTACGGACAACGACACAGATTTTTTCTTGTCTGCCATTAACTGCCCATCCAGCTTGTAGAAACTCCAGCGGGAGAATACCCGCTTGTGCGCCGTCTGTCAACGCGTCCTTGTCGAATATCTATTGACGCAACAGGAAAAGCAAACGTGACCGCTATGGCGTCTGCTGCGTCAGGTGACGCCAACCCGCGTGACTTCATATCTTTCTTGCTTTCGAGGAACAGCGTACCCTTGCTGTCAGGCTTGGTGCGCGGGCTGATGAGGTCTGTCTTCAGGAACCTATCTGTCGGGATGTGTCCGGTTCTGAGCCAGTCACGCATGGCGCCCCACATCTCTGCGCGCTTGTTGCCCCACATGATCTGGTTCTTGGCTTTGTTGCCGAAGTTTACACCGCGTATCTTGTACCGCTGTTCCTTCAGCCTGTCCACGACGCCTGCACCTAGCCCGCCTTCGTCGATGCAGACCAACGCAGGCTTGAACTGCTCTATGGCGTCGATGACGTAGCCAGCGACTTCCATCGTGTCAGCGCCGCGGTGTCGCCGCAACTCTAGGATGTCACGGCCCTGCCGTATGGCGATGACGGTAGCGTCCGCCCCAAAGCGTGCCGGGTCTACCCCTATGACGATGGGCGCGCTGTCATCTTTGATGGGTGGCCGCTTCATGGCATCGTCAACTAGATTGCTGCCGATGAACTGATCGTCACCTTCTGATGGGAAGTTACCGTAGACTTCGACACTGGCTTGGTAGCTGTCTGGCCCGTACTCGTCGATGATGCGCTGGTACAGGTGTTTGTCTGTACCCTCGACATCGCGGGCGTCAATGACGCGTGTTGACCAGAACGCCCGCTTGCTGTGGAACGTCTCGTAGAAATACCCGGTGTTACGCCGCGGGTTGGAGAACGCCAGATGAAAGCGGTGCGGTGTGTTCTCTGTAAAGAAACCATCACTGACTGACCAGATACTATCTGGAATACCGGATGCTTCGTCGAAGATCAGCATCACACCGTCGAAGTTGTGGACACCTGCGTAGGCGTCAGGGTTCTCTTCCGACCACAGCCGCCCTTCGACTGACCAGTAGCGCGTGCCTTTCTTCAGGTCACGCTCGACTAGTTCTGTCAGCCACTTGGCGGGCATGATCCGTGTGGCAGCTATCTCGAACCAGTGACTGTTCAACGACATCGCCAGCCACTTTGTAATTTCTGCCCATGTGACGGAGCGCAACTGCGCTTCGGAGTTTGCCGACACGATGGTGGTCGAGCCGATCCTTGATGACAGCATCCAGATGGTTAACCAACTGACGAGGGCGGACTTGCCAATACCGCGTCCTGACGCAATCGCCATCCGTGCAGTTGAGAAGTCTATCTTGCCGTTGTTTTCTTTGATGTGGTCGCGCAAGTCAGCTAGTATCTGGCGCTGCCATTTGCGCGGGCCGGGGAAATGTTCCAGCGGCGTACCTTGTTGGCCCCACGGGAATGTGTACAGTACGAACGCTAGCGGGTCATCCTTCAGGCTTGGCGACCATAGCCTTGCCATTAACTCCATTTCGTCTTGGGCTGAATATATCGGTGCTTGCATTGGAGTTATCCTCTAGTCGGGGTGTGACGTCAACGTACAGCCCCTCGATGACGCGCGTCTGTGCTTTTTCCAGCGCGCCTGTGATACTTATCTGTTGGTCGATGTTCACGTCGATCTGCTGCTTGGCTACCCAGCCGTGCTGATGCTTGAGTATCTCCAGCGCAGCCTTAGCGTCGCCATCGCGCGCCGCTTCGTACATGGTCTTGCCGGCGGTGTACTCACCTTCGCTGCGTCCCTTGGCTTCAGCCATCTCGACCAGCGGGTCGGACTCCGCCAGCACGCGGAATTGCCGCGGGGTCATGCCAGCCGCCATAGCGAGGCTGTCACCTTTAAGCCCGTAGCGGGCAGCTTCATAGATTGCCTCCAGCCGAGACTCGGTGGCCTGCGTCCGCTCTGGTGTAAATGGCAGTGAGTAGAATGTCATTGAGCGTACTATAGTGTGTTGCATCTTAATATGCAAAAAAATAAAAATAGAGCGGCGGCTACTCGACAATCGCCTGTGGGCCAGAGGACTGATCGCAACCGCCTCATTCCCAACCGCTCCAAATACTTTGTAGCATATTTCTAAAAAAAATAAAATTGTTTGCTCCAACGCCTGAAAATAAAAAAATTGTTTGCGACCCGTGACCGTGTCAGTCACGCGGCGCTCGGCCCTAGGGGGAGGGGGTGGCTGCTCGGCGCTAATGAGAATGATTCGCAGTAGCAGATTCTGGGATGGCCTTTCCCTTATTGATAATGAGTCGCATTAAGAAAAACATATTGCTGCTGCTAATGCGAATGAGTCGCAACAATCCATGTGGCGCTAGCTTATTGCGAATGATTCGCAGTTAGGCGATCTAGGCTATGAGATAACAAGTCGCCGACGAGTTGAGTGCTAGGTTTACGTTAACGTCAAGTCTAGGCGATCTAGGCTATCTAGGCTATCGGTTTTCAAGTCGCCGTGAAATAACGCGACGTTACCGGGCGCGGCCTTATTGCATTTTACCCTATAATACATATAATTTTAATCATTTCATCAGTGACTATAAAACCAATAGCCTAGATCGCCTAGATAGGGTTAAAACCCGCGTAAATCCGCCGTTAGAAAATAGTCATTTTACCCGGTCGCATAGCCTAGATTGCGCCTATTTCATTTTTTTATGCATTTTATGCTTGCACCTACCCTCAAACTATGCGACGGCGGGATTGCAACACAATATGAGGCAAAACTAATGCAAAACTATTTCGACACATTAAACGCCGCGCTGGATAGCGAAAGCTTGACCGATATATGGCCTATCACGGCTAGCG